CTTCTTGGTTTATTATTGGATTTGACTGTTAATTTATCAAATAAAGGAAATGTAACTAACAGAAAACAAAAAGAAAAAGAGAAACAAATGGAAGCACTTGTCAAATCCAATACTAGAAATATCAAAAATAAGATTGCAACATAACTGTAAGCACACCAGTTAGGTGGGTGCAATCTATGGACGCTAAGGTCTGCGAATCATACTTCTACCACCTATAAAGTATGACCTCATAAATGTTGTGAGCATATGGGGCTATACCCCAACTAAAACTAAATGTAAAACTAAACGCAAGCTTACTAACCCTAAAGGTACTAAATCAGCCACTCACAACATGATTTTCTAACAAAACTTCATTTTGTTAGAATTAATGGAGATTTTTGGTAGGATCTCTCAAACCTCTCTAGGTGCATCTAGAGTCTATGTTCTACACTCTTCATTGTGTTGCGGTCATAGAAACCTACAAGGACACTAGGACTCGAACCTAGAACAATTGGGTTGGAGCCAATTATTTTACCAATTAAACTATATCCTTAACACTCTAAGATGTGAGGAATTATCCACTTTGTCGCTATTGTTGAAATTTAATTTCATCGTCAGTAACAACATCTTAGAATCAGCAATCCACTGGAATAAGAGTAGCGGTTTGCTATTAATTCATATCTTTTGAGCAGGCTTATTCCAATCCCGACATAGGTGATATGATGACCTTACACTTCCACTAGGAATCGAACCTAGATACATAGCTTAGAAGGCTACTGCATTGTCCATTATGCTATGGAAGCATTATTTGATTATATATGTATTATAACATATATTTCTCTTAGTGTCAAGAGATTTTAAAACTTTTTTGAAAAAGTTTAAAGCGTATTGAGGAATCGAACCCCAATGACTAGAGCCATCTACGCTCCAACACTTTAACGTTAGTGTCATACGAGATACTTGGATAACCTCCTCATCAGTTGGTGTGTTTCAAAGCGGTTATCTCCTTTCTATATGTATATTATATCATACTATACATATTAAGTCAAGAGAAATATTAGAATTTACCAACAATTTTTCCTGTTGCTTTTTCGATGAGTGATCCATCTTCAGCAACTGTAATTTCAGTATTTTCTAACATTTCACCATCGGCATTAACATAATAAAGTCTGCCATCTTCACCTGCAACAAATTCTTTAGAGGACAGTTGACCGTCATCTTTGAGGTGATACCATTTTTCATTAAGTTTATGCCAACCTGTACGCATCCGACCATCTTCATCGAATAAGTACCATTTACCATCTTTTTCAGCCCATTCATTAATGTAAATGTAGCCTTTGTCGTTGAATAAGTACCAAGCACTATTGATTTTCTTCCAAGCGTCTTTGACATATTCACCGTTTTCTACATACCACCAACCATACTCATCTTGATGCCAACCTTCAGCATATTTAGCAGATGGAACAGTTACTTCACCTTTCATGATTGCAGAAACTCTTGATTGAACTTCGTTATAGTTATAACCAGCTTTTTCAAGTTGAGTCTTACGGTATTCACCGTTACCCCATTTACCTGCAATAACTTCTCTTGCGATTGCATCAGTATTAGAATTGGTAGATGTTGGTGTGTAATCTGCAACAACAGCATCAGTTGGTAGATAATCTTTCTGTGGAATAGGCTTTTTACCTGTTAAAACATCAGTCCAAAATTGGATTCTTGAAACAAAATAACGCTTCAATAGCATTTGGTTAGCAGATGAATTAGCAGTGCCTTGTCCAACGTGAATGTCCCAAGATCTGTGAGGACAGCTTGTAGAAGTAAATTCACGGTGAAGTCTTACAGTGTCAGTATTAACTGGCAGATTGTAATAAAGCAAATCTTCAGCCGCTTGGATGAATACAACCTCTTCATTTCTCAAGAATTGATTGTAAGATGCGGTTAAGGATTGGTCTACTTCAAAACCGATTAGATAGAAGTTACCAAAGTTACCATTATTATAATCACCTGCGTGATAAGCCCAATCAGTAGTTGGAACCGCTCTAAGCATACAAGCAGTATCACCATAATAGTGAGCATAACCTAATTCTGGATTAGGAATTCTTGCACTAGATAACCATGACTTATATCCAAAACCATTAGCAGAACCATAGTCATTATGGATAATTACCCCTTTAGGATTAGCACCTCTTCTACCAGCAGTGCCAGGCACTCCAGAGAAACCATCCCAATTGACTGTTTGTGTACCGTAAACTTGCTTCATAACAGATTCAGCAGATAGTACCATAAATTAGCCCCTTTCATATTTAGGATAATTATATTATATCATGAATAAATATAAAAAGCTAATTTTATAGTACTAAATTTTTGACTTGAACTCTATCATGCCTTATTTCGCCAAAAAAGGGGCATATTAGCCCCTTTATTTCGTTTTTGATTTTTTGTCTTTGCTTTTCTTTTCTGCGAGGTCACGCTTGAGTTGTTCAGCCTGTTTTTTGCCATCTACCTCAATACGGTTGATTGCTTTAGCCCAAGCACGTTGTGTTTTCTTATCAAAAATTGACATACTAAATTCTCCTTTTACCCTTCTAAAATTGGATAATGAACACCATCTACAATGACTGATACTACCGCACCACTTTCACTTTCGTGTTCATAGCCAACATAAAACTCTACTTCACAAATTTTATATTCACCATTGTATAGGTTCATAGTAGTGTACGTTTCATGATCATAATAGCCATGAGGAACACTATCAGCAAAATCCTCAAATACAACATCTGTTACATTTACAAACACATCACATTGTGTCAAGTCAAAAGTTGCCACCGCATTTTCATGACCTTCACTCTTGCCAAACTCTACTCTAGTTTCATCATCAAGAATGAGATAACCTTTCCCAAATCCAATAATGAAGCGGTTTTGAAACAGATAGAACAAATCATCTCTATCTCCATAGTTTGGATTGCGTAAGTAACATTTCATATCCTTTGCCATTAGACTTCTTCCCTTCATTCATTATGGTATAATTATACCATATAAATCATTGATTGTCAATGGTTTTAAACGATTTTATATGTAATCTTCTTACCAAAAATCTTGTCTAATTTGAAAGTTTTTTTCAAGTCCTTCAACGTGTGTTTAATTCCATCTTTTTCAAATACCTCACCGTCAATCATGAAAATGAATCCATTCTCTGCGGTGGTTTTGAATGCCTTAGTGAAGGTGAATCCGATACCTTGTACTGCATAGTTTAGTCCAAGGTATTCTCCTTTCTCATTTACTAACTGTACTAGTACAGCCCCATCTTTTCGACTGTACTGTAACCCATTGTGTTTAAATTCAGTTTGTAATAAATGCACGATTAACTCTCCTTATGAATATCCTCAATAATAATTTGATTGGTAATGGTGGTAACTTTAGTCTTAAAATTATAGAATACATTAATGTTAGGTGTACCAATGACTGAAACCTCATCAAATGTATCGACATCATCATACCATGATTCACTCACTTTGAATTTGATTAATACCAATTCATTGTCAAGAGTGAACTTAACTGTTTCCTTAGTTTGACCTAAGACTGCACGATCTTCTACGACATTTTGACGAACTAAGACTTTAACCTCTGGGAACCCATTACCTGTAATCTTATTGATATTTTGAATTTCAGCAAAGTCAATACCAATCTCTTCATGTGGTACAATCTCAATATCATAAATTAATTCAGTCATGGTTTGCTTGTCTAAATCAATGTTTTCATTAAAGTGTTCAATCACTTCATCTAACTTATCTTTAGGAAACTCAATACCGTGTGATTGTTCGTGACCCTTGGTAACAACATAATCCAATTCAGATAAAATAGTGCGTGTCTTAATATCACCATAGGATCTACCACTGCCCATGTATAAATCACCACAATCTCTTACAACGAAACATGGTCTTTGGAATTCTTGTGCTAGGTTTTGTGCCACAATACCGCTATACCCTTTTGGAGCATCATTATCTACCACAATCAGCACTTTGTTTGACAAATCAGCTTCAGCTTTATACTTATCAACTAATTCTTGTCGCACTTCACGTTGTTTCTTATTGAGCTTGTCCATAGCTAATCGCAATGGTTTAGCATCTTTATCATCTTCAACTAGGAAAATTTCAATTGCCAACTCAATTTGACCCATACGTGATGCACCGTTTAACAATGGAGCAACACTAAACCCAATATCTTTTGTACAATAATAATCTACATTTACCTTTGCACCCTTGAGAATACGTGTTAAACCAATGTTTTTAACATTCAATAATCCTTCAGATACATAATATCTATTTTCCAATGAAGCCATATTCATGACATCACCTACAAGTCCAACTGCCACAAGATCTAAGAATTGAGTTGCCAATTCTAATTCATAGGTATCGTCCAAGGCTCTGATAAACTTATACACAACCCCTGCACCACTCAAATCTTTGTTTTCGTAAGTGTCACCGCTTTGGTGTGGATTGACAAGTGTAACCTCTTCAAACTCATTTAGTTTAGTTTCAGCTTCTTCATCTTCAAATTGGTGGTGATCAAGAATGATAATTTTCAAATCTTCATTCATTTCCAACACTTCTTCAATACCTTTAATATCACTTGAAGAACTATCTACAATGATTAGTAAGTCAGCATCAGAGATAAGTTGTCTATTCTTTGCATTTAATTCTTTTCTAGCTTCATCTGAAACATTTTGTTTGATTTGTGTTGAAATACCGTGTCCATCTTCACGTTGTGAATAGGTGTATGAAACATTAAATTCAGCACCATAATATTTCGCAAATTCACGTAAGTAGTTGTGTATAACTGCCAATGAGGTGATACCGTCCGCATCTGGATCTCCTGCAATTACAATGTTACACCCATTGAAAATCGTTGTTTGAAATACTTCAACCGCCTTTTCACTGTTTTTCAATCCTTGCCATGGTAACTCATTGGTAATATCGGGCATTAAGAAATTGTCAATTTCATCTTCATCATACCCTCTAATCTTCATAATCTTATCTAAAACAGAATCATTTTTACGTGGTTTAATAATTGCTGTCCGTGGCTTCCAAATATATCCCATAAATTAATCCCTTTCAATTTCAAATTGACACTCTCTATATAACTTCTTCCAAACCTTGATACCTTCATCAATTGGTGCAGATTTTTCAGACAATAACTCTTCTGTATCATAGATATAAGAAACCTCTCTACCTCTGATTTTCAATCCTGTTTTGTGGATTTCCTCTGGAGTCTTGTCAGAGTCATAAGCTAAAACAAATTTAATATCTAAACCTAGTGATAATAATGTATGCAATTGTACATCAGTAAGGTCTGAAGAACCTAAAGCCACAACATTGTAAATACCATGCTCATAGAATTTCATACATGATTTTTCACCTTCAACAATGATTACTTCCTTTTGTTTCTTAATATGTGGTTCAGCAATCCATAAATTAAATAACTCATAGGATTGGTTACACTTAAATAGAAACATATATTTAGAATTGCTCTCATTGTCGTGGAAAATTCTCCCTTTTACTCCTACCAACTGCCCAAAACGATTGCGTAAAGGCACGGTAATTCGACCTGTCATAAGGTCAAATCCTATGTCATATTTACGTTGTGTGGCTTCAGAGATTCCTTCATTAGCCCATAATGCATTTCCCTTTTGTATGAAATTATTAGTTAACACATTCTCATTAATGATCTTATTAACTCTAACTCTGCGTACAATGTTCGTATGTTTCGACTTTAATTTCTGTAAAAATCTGCGTTTGTCATTTTTAAAACCCTTGGATGACTCTTTGATTTCCCAACCAAATAGGTCACAAATATAGTCTTTAGCATTGACAATATCATGTTGTAAGGCATCAGTATCAATATCAAAATAAATGAATGAAACAAGATTGAAAATGTCACCTTCAAAATCCGAACGATTACGTATTTTACAAGACAAATTCTTCGTGTTTTTAACTTGCACTGCACGTTTATTATCTGATGCAAATTTGTCTGGTAATTGTGCCACAATCAAGCGTCCTTGTTGTTCGACTCTCACATTCTGACATCCAATACCTTCTAATAAATCTTCAATCTTGCCCTCTTCATAAATTCTATCTTTAACTACTGATAATTCACTCATGATCCACCTCTAGAATGAACGGTGAATTTTGGCATAACCAATTTCATAAAATGAGTTGTAATTAAAGTTTGGTTGTAGGATAATACAATCCTGCCCTGTATCAGTGTTTGCCCCTTGCCTGTTCTTAGGAATAAACAACACATAGTATGTCTTATCTTCATCTAATGTCACGATTTCTTTTGTAGGTTGTTTTCCAAGTCCTCTTACCCATCTATAAACTTCTAATTTCTCATATTCATCTGCAAAAAATGGTCTAAACATTAGTAAAGTACTAGCTTCATTCTTCATAGCTTTACCTTCACCAATTGCATCAAAACTCAAGAATTTATGACTCACATAAGCATCTGCTAATTGGATTGATAGAACTGTTCTAAGATTAAATCCACCTGCTTCAGCCCTAGTCATCTTATAAATCTCTTTAGTAGATTCAACAAATGCTTCCCAACGTGTATTCTCTCTATAACCATCTGGCACTTTATGAGTATCAACAATCAAATTGACATACCCTTGAGTTGCATAGAATCGGATAATGTCTTTTAATTCAGTAATTTTATATTGCTCCATATAAACTACTTTAATCTTAGACTCATCACCGTCAGTTAACTCTTTGTACTTCTCCCAACCTTTAATCAATAACTCTCTCTCATCTTCACTTAAAGATTGAGGTGATAACATTTTCTTACGTGAGAAGCCCTTAGCATCAATAGCTTGCAACTCTTCTTTCATTTCGTGGTTTAGAATTGATAGAATCAAACGATTTCTAAATGCTTTTGCAGGTTCTTCATTCAGTACAATCAAAGTCTTGTCACCCGATTTCAACATTGACATTAGGATCTTATCAATGATAAATGAGGATTTACCAGAGTTACCAAAACCACCTACAATCGTAACTTCACCTCTAGGAATACCCTGCACTACATTATTTAAGTAGTATGAAGAATAGAATGGCAATAATTCTGAATTGTCATTCTCAAGGTCTTGTAAGAATTGTTCACCATCTACATACAAATCTTCAGTTGCATAGCTTTTACCTAGATTTAAGGTTGCAAGACTTGATTTCGCTTGCCAATAAGCGGTCAATTCATCAACTGTCATATCCTTGAAGCTGTATTTTTCAGTATCAGTAACCACCTTCTCACCATACAATTCAAATAAATTGATAATCAATCTATTCTTCATGAGTTTTTCAAAGTACAATTCAGCATTCATTTCGCCTGCTTGCACGATTGACATCAAATCGTTGAGAACTTCCCAACCACCATTCTTTTCAAAATCCTTTTCAATACCTTTTTCTTCTAAAAAGATATTAACAGTAATATCATCTAATTGTTTAGCACCATCTTCAATAATACGCTTGCCCAATTGAAACATGAATGCCCAATTCTTATGTAAAAAGTCTTTATAATTAATCTTTTCAGCATACTCATAGTACTTAACAATATTAGACCATAGGATGCCTACCAAGTATGCTTCACTAGCTTCTGCTAATGATTTGATCTGATCAATCTCTGGATGAGTTACCTTATCCTTTTTTCGTTTTGCTACCAATCCATGTCACCGTCCACTTCTTCCTCTACATCAAGGAATTTACTTACATCAGTTGTTTTTGAAATAGTCTTATCTTCATGAGTCTTGTACACCGTGGTATCTTTCGCCACTCTTGATCTACGCTTCTCTGATGATTTTTCATTTCTCATTCTCTTTAAAGTCTTAGGTAAATAGTTTAGCAATACAATTAAGATATATTTAAACTCACCTGCCACATCTTGAAACCCTTTATCACGTTGAATCTTTCTGATGCGTTCGCTCTGCTCTTTGTAACACTGCTTGATTACTTCATAAGGAACTCCATTAGCCAACCTCTTAGTTAGTTTAGTATTGTCAAAGGGTTTTCTACCTGCGTTTAAATTTCTAAAGGCTGTATAAAGCAATTTAGGAATCATATTTTTATTAATATCATGAATCTCTGCCACATATTCAACTAATTGGTTTAATTCACGCTCTGATTTTAAATACTCTTGATATTCCTTTTCAACCTCTACCAAACAATGATTATGAATGAATCGTTTAGGATATTTCTTGTGGAATCCATAATTGTCATCTTCAATATATTTCTCACAATGAGGACACTTTCTCTTTGCCAAAGGTAACACTCCTTTCACATATAATTATAACACAAGAATGCCAATTTGTCAATAGAAAAAGAACCCCAAAATGAGGTTCTTTTCAACTTTATTTGTCTAATTATTCTTCATCATCTTCATCTTCTTCGTCATCGTATTCCTCTTCATCATAATCTTCATCATGATCTTCGGAATTCTCTTCTAATTCTTCAAGAATTTTCTTCAATTCTTCCAAATTATCAGACTTACGATAATCAAGAATACCTAAACGCTCTTTGAAGGTCTTGCCAATTTCCTTCTTCTCATCCTTATCCATGTCAGAAATGATGTCAGCTAACTCTTGTTTAACCTCTTTCAATTCTTCTTCATGTTCAGCATCAACCTCTTCAACTTCTTCTTGCTTCTTGATAGTTGGTTTTGGTTTAGCTTTTTCTACTTGTGTAGTAGACTTGGATGGAATTTGTTCAATCAACTTAGCTTGATCAAGGATAGCTTTCTTGATTGTTTCTAAGAATAATTCTACATCATATGGAATTGTTTCTGGAATTTCAGTGATGCGTCCACCTGCTTCTGTTGTACCATCACCACGGAATCGGATAATACGATTTTCAACAATCTTGTTGCTCTTCTTACCCTTTTTCTTCTTATCCTTTTTGGATCGTTTTGATTTCTTGCCTTCAGTTTCTTCTGATTCTTCAGTTTCATCTTCAGCATTTTGTTTTAACTCTGACTCACGTACACTCTCAACATCAATGAAAATGAGGAAGTCGGATGAGTTTTTAACATAATCACCTGCACGACTTGAAACGGACATTGTGGTTTTTTCATACTCTAAACCAGACTTCTCCTTAACGGTACGGTCTTTGTCATGAGTAATGAAGAATAGTCCAAATCCTGCACGTTCCAAACGTGACATTTGTTCAGAAAATTCAGTTTCTAATAAGTCATATGCTTTACCAAATGGAATATCTGATAATTGTTCGTACTTCTTACCGTCTTTTCTACCTTGTTTGCGTAGAATGTATTCAGTACACCATTTCCCTGCAATATCAACTGTATCAATTGCAATGTATTGGAAACCTTCATTATCATCTTCAAGCATATCTACAACTTCTACAAAATGTGCCCAATCTTCAATGTCGATTACATTAATTCCAGGCAACATATTATAACCACGCTCAAAAGCTAGTAATAGACCTGTATCAATACCGCCTTCACGTTTTAAAATTTCATAGAACAATGAAGTATTGTGTGTAGGAATATAATCATCTAATAAGAATAATTTATCCTCTGCATCCACCTTGAAGCATACCATTTCTTGTACATCTTCTAAATCTTCGATTTGTGCAATAGCTTGTGGTTGTACTAAGAATGATTTTGCATCGGGATATTTGTTTAATAACTCTTTATGTTTGTATGTAGTTACTACAAATCTATTAGGAGCAAAGTCAATATATTGTGTGAATTGACCGTCTACTTGTTCAATATAGTATGAAGCATTAAATCCTAATGACAACATAACTGATTGAATTTGCCATGGGATATCCTGGTATTTAGTTTTAAATTCTAAATAATGTCCAAATAATACTGTACCATCTAAGTGATCAAAGAATAGATGACCTACTGATGCAAAGAATCCTTCAACTAATTGTAAACGTGTATCATAACTACCATATACATAATCATCTGATAATTGATCTGCTGTTAACAATTCTTCTAACAATTCTAAAGTAGAATCCTCTTGAATAGTAAACTTATATACATCATTATCTAATTTTGGTGTAATAAATAAGGTATGCTCCAAACGATCAAGAATGTCTTTTTCATTTGTTTTCAAAACTAAAGTATTGTTTTCTAGTTTTGCTCCTAAACCTAATAATACACCTACAACCCACGCATTTAAAGCTGGTAATGGTCTTTTATCAAAATGAACTACTTCTGCTCTTGGTAATTCATAACGGTAAGTGGTAAATTTCTCACCTAAAACAACATAATCCTCTAACATTTCTTTTAGAGTCTTAGATTTCAATTCACCATTCTCTACATATGGAATGATATGTTCGTCATTACAAATGAATGAATGACCTTCAGTAGTAGTTACTTCATAGGCTCTTAATTTACCTTGTGGATAAACACCTACTACTTTAGTTGGTTGACCGTTTAAACCAATTAATTCATCACCCTCTTTGATCTCAAAGGCATATTTTAAACCTTGTGGAGTGACTACTTTTGTGGTAATAGGAATTGCTTTACCAGATTTTGGTCTACCTGCAATTGTCATTTTCAACCGTGAAAGGTCTGCTGTGACTTCGTTAACCTTAACACTATCTCTTAAACCCATTAAATTAATCTCCCTTTTCTCAAAATAATTTGTTTTTAAAACTTCCGCTTACATTTTAGCTTTGTTTCAAAAACTTCGGCTCACATTTAAGGTAAAGGGTTAAGATACCTTAACCCTCACCCTACAATTTTTAGAATGGTAAGTCATCCTCGTCAATGTCTAAACCTTCATCTTCATCTTCTTTAGGTTTTTTACGACCTGTTAAGCCTTTAGGTTTTTCTTCTTTCTTAACGAATTCACTTTCGTCTTGTGCTTGTTCAATATCCTCTTGAGTATATTTCTCTGATTCAATAGAATCGAAACCTAAAATTACGTTTTCACGAACATAATTCTTGATAGTTTCTTTCTTCTTACCAGTCAATCCACCAAGCGATGGTGCATCATCTTCGACTTCTTCAACACGGTTCACTAAGACACCATGCACTTTACATAATGTACCGTATTTCAATTCTTTGTCTTTCACGATTGCTTGAATCATGCTTTCAGCACCTTCAATATTTTCCTTGATTTCTTTCTCTGTATCAATGAAAATTGAATCGTCTGTTGTAATTGTATATGTAACAGGTGTTGGCTTGCCATTGTAACCAACCGCTAAACCGTAAATATATAATTTACCTTCTTTCTTATCGTACTCGTGATCAGTATAAATGAATTCTGCATCAAACTTAGCACGTTCCACGAATTTCTCATCTTCAAAATCAATTTCTTGTTTAGTTAAGTAAATTGAAGTTGGTTCGTAGTTTGTTTGAGTTACTTCTTCACCTTCACGGTTAACATATGTTTGAGTTGTAATGTTACCACGAATCGTAACATCTATATCGTTTTCTAACAATCCATCTTCGTAAATGTCGTTAATACCGTCAATTGTAATAGTACGAATTACATTTACAACTTTACCTTTTTCGTCACGATCCAACGCAATCGTCAAGTCGAATGGGAAGAACCCCTCTTCCTCGTACTCTTCCACGTTGTCTGCCCAGTCCTCGTAGTCCACTTTTTTAGTACGCTCGGACTTGTCCAGTTTTTTATCACTGTTATATAGGTATACAGTGTCTTTTTCTAAACCGAACATACGCATGAAAATAATTTGATTTGGGGATGTTTTGACACCAAAATTTAAAGATGCCCACTCGACATCTTTATCAGTGACATCCGTTTTGTAATAATTTTCACGATCTGTACCTGTTACTTTACCAGAAACCGTGAAATATGAGCGTGTTTGGGCAAGAATATTCTCTTGCCCTTGTTGTTTGTCTTTCTTCTCTTTGTTACGTTTTGATGCTCTAGCCATCTTATAACCCCTTTACTCGCACCTTGTCTAAGGTGTATAATTTTATATTTAAATTTTCGTGGTTGTTATCTACTTTGTTTTTCCATACGGTTACAACCGCATTTTTTTCAAAGCAATATGACAACACGATATTAAAGCCGTCAATATTTTGTTTACCTCTCAATACCACTCTATGTAGATTTTCGCCATTGATTTCATCGTTCGTGAATTCAACGATTGTGTAATTTTCAAAGACATCCATAACATCTTTGATTCTGACTTTTCTTTCAATCATTCTTTCTTGTGAATGTCTTGAGAAGATTAATCCACATTCAATCTGATTCATCCTCTTGTTTAGGACTTTACGAATCATTTTGATTTCGTACTTGTCCATCATAGATAAATGTTTCCTTTCCGCTCTCGTATTGCTGGCAATCATAATTGACAACCCCTTTTCTTTTGTTCTGACTATATTATAGCACAAAAATTTAAGCGTGTCAAACGATTTTTTTTGATTTAATGAATTTTAATAAAAACCCTATTTTATCGACCAATTTTTCTCTCTCGTCCAAAATTAGGTCTAATTTATGTTGATTTAACGGGCTTTCTAGGAGGTATAAATCAATCAATTTTTCGATACGGTAAAAATCGGCAAAATTTGTACAATTTTCCCATACAATCGAATATATTGATCTACAGACCTCAAAATCAAATTTTTCGGAATTTTTGTCAATTAAACGAAATATAGAAGCAATTTTTGATTTACCCTCATTTCCGTCAACCTCATTACCCATTAAGGTTGACGGATTATATTCAACTGCTATAATTTGTCTAATTTTCTTCTCTGGATCCCCTCTTACCATAAAATAATCCCCTACTTGAAACCCCTTCATAGAATCACCCCTTATTTCCAATTGTAGTAGTCATCTTCCATCATTTCTTTCGCTCGCTTCAATGATTGGATTAGTTTATCAATCTCAAATTCATTCAAGCAATCAATAGTAACTTGTCCGTCAGTGATTGATACAACACCATTAGCATTGTCATAATAAGCTGTTGGTTCAAATTGATAGCTATAAGACTTAGGCTTACCAACAATGCTGTTAGTGAATGGTGCTTCCTTAGTCAAGCCTTCATTGATTGGTTTGTGAAGAGTTACTAACAACTCTGAAGCGAATTTAATGGTATTTTCTAATTCATCAAGTACTAAATATTCATTGTCAGTATGTTCGTTATAATAACCTACTGACAAATTGATTGCATTGATACCCATGTCATTTGAAATTGTGTAGGCATCTGAAATTCCACCTTCCACGCAAGTAAAATCATAGCCTTTTTGGATTGAAAAACTTTGCAACCATTCACACATTGATTGGTTTGAGAATGCTACACCATATGTACCAACAACAATATCACTGTTCCCTCTGCGGTCAAAAGTGATTGAAAAATCAGCTTGTTGAATGAATTCAAAGTCAGACTTAATTGAACCTACACAACCGATTTCTTCATCTAAGAAGAATGATACTAATAAAGTACCTTTAAACGGTAATGTTTTCTTGACAACAATTTGATCCAACAATTCAAAAATTGCTGTTACACCTGCACGGTCATCAGCACCGAGGATAGCACGTTTATTCTTTTGATAAGCGTAAACGATACCGCCTAATTCCTTGATAGTACGATTCTTTTGTGTTCTTGGAACCGTATCAAGGTGGCTGTTTAAATGGATTGTTGCCCCTTCACCACAATTGAATTGTGCGTGAATGTTTCCATAGTAGTCAGTAAAAATGTTATCGGGATTCAGTGATGCTAAGTCACCAAATACCAAAGTTGAAATTTTATGAGTGTTACCGCTAGGGCTATATACACTCACATAACGCTTAAATGCATTCAACAATTCTTTATTTACTTTTACTTGAGATTGATTGTCTTTGTTCTTTTTCATAATTATCTCTCCTCTTAAAATTCAATGTAAGGGCTAGGTTTACTAGCCCTCTCTTACTAGAATACGGTATACTCGCTATTGTCAACGGGTTCGTGTTCATAAATTTCGTGCTCTAACATTGGAACCTTTGGTAAATTTGCTAGGAATTCTTCAGCTTCCTTATGTGTATTGAATTCAGCTACCAATTCAACCTCTCTCCATGGATCCAAAGTCTTACTTACCACTTTATACTTTTTCATTTTAATTTCCCCTTTCGTTTCTTTCTATATATATTATAACACGAAAGGGAGTGTTTGTCAACACTTTTAGTTAACAAAATTCACTTTTAATTTTCAACCACTCACTATCATTGAATGTAGGTGCATTATACCCTCTATCATCAATATAGATGCTTGCACCAATTTTAATCCCTTGTGACTCATAACGATTAAGCATATAATCAGCATGAGCATTGATTTTCACTTTGTCAGTGTTTAATCCATGATTTTTTAAGTGTTCCATAACAGGTGCTAACTCTTGTCTTGCTGTCCAAATCACAATCTCATAGCCTGCTTCAATCATAGCATTTACCGTATTAATGCCTTCAATGAAGGGTTTACCTAAGTCGGGAAATTGATCTTTGACTAGCGTTCCGTCAAAATCAACCGCAATCACGGGATGCGACTGCGGTGTGTATTTTATTTTGTTTGTCATTCATTACCTCTTAATCTTCATCATAAGAATCTTCATTGTCACAATCACTATAATAAAAATCGTCATCATAACAACCTCTATCAAAATCATCATATTCCATTTGTTTTAATTCCCATTCACAATCAATTTCATTTTGCATTGACTCAATTTCCTCTTTTGCTTCCTCTAACTCATTTTGCATAGAATCCAATTGCTCTACCATGTAAATAATGTAGTCTGTTACTTCCTCTGGTAAGTTGTACTTGCGGATAATTTGATTGTGCGGTTTCTCAAATTCATTGATATGGTTATTTGCGAAAGTTAAAAAGCTATCATCAAGTCTATCTGCTCTATGAGATCCTAAAGTCAATCCATAAGTACCGCCATATTCTTCTACTTGTTGCAATTCCCATTCACCGCTAATATCAGTCGCAAGAATGAGGATGTATTCATCATTGAATTTTTCTTTCATTTCTTTTGCAAATTTTTCAAAAACAGATTTCTTTAACATAATAGATTCCTCTTTTCCTTTATCTTATACATATAGTATAACATAAAAAGGGCTTATTGTCAAGCCCTTTTGTTGATTTTTATTTAATTTCTACTTTACCATCTTTCAACTCAAGAATCATAACACCGTTAGGAGTCACAAATTCTACTTTGTCTTGATAGTGGTCTGTTGTTTTAAACCAACTATTTTTATACTTGATTACTTTATTACCAAAAGCAACCACTTTTTGACCCATTTCGCTAGTTGCACGGTAAGTTAAGGTTCCTTTGTGGTAGTCCTTATTGATTACTACGTCAAATTTTTGACCGCCATCAGCTTTTTCAGCTTGAAAGTCACCGTTAACAATTACATATTCCAAATCACCACTAGTAGGGATTTGATCTAAAATGTATTGTTTCTCTTTACCTTGGATATGTAAAGAGAATACTAAACTAAATCCAACGACCAAAAATGATAAGAACAAGAATAGTTTAACTAATTCATGCTTTCTCATGAAAACAAAAATCCACAATAGGATTAATACGACAAGCGACAACCAAAATCCTAAATTGTAAGCCATAAATACACGTTCCATTTTTGTCAAATTCATTACTGTTTCTATCATTTCTGATTCCTTCTTTCTTTTTCTTTATGTATACATTATACCATGAATCATTGCCCTTGTCAACACTTTTACTAAACTTTTTCTTAGAAAAAGAGTCGCTAGATAAGCGACTACAATTTGATTGCGTTAGGAGTGTCATATAAGGCAATAATACGCTTATGCAATAATTCATGATACACATTAAATGATCCTTTAACGTGTTTTTTGTGCGTAAAATAAATGGTTAATAAAGTATTTTGTGAGTCGTAAAAAGTAACCTTCATTCCATCTACTTTATAAAACAATGCACTAGGCAATTTGTTTTTGTATTGATTCTGAAGTACCTCATGAATTTCTTTGAGTGCTTCCGTAAATTCACCGTACATTAATAATCTCCCTTCAACCACTCAATAATACGCTTTTCGCCAATCTTAGCAATAGCTGTTTCAACCGCAGTTAGGTTAGCAAAATAAACCGTATTTTGTTTTAAATTAGCGGTATTATTTACTACTAATTCACCTTTATCAGCATTATAGCATAAATAAAGGTTATTATGATGCAAAAGAAAAGGTCTACCAAATTCTTTTAAATCATAAAGTGTATTCATTGACTCTTGAAAATGATCCAAATCTTGGACTCCTAGAGTTACTGATGTTGTTGTTTGCATAGGCATTGAATAAACAATCTCTTGATTAAGTCTATCGAATTCCCATTGTTTCCCTTTTAATTCATCCACTAGGGCTTGAATTTCCTTTTGTAATTGCTCCTTACGTGACAAGTTACTGAACCCCTTTCTCAAAAATAGTGCCTTTGCCTAGTGATTCTTGCATGGATTTAGCTTTAGCTAGACTAGTAAACACCATACACTCTTGTTTCTTGGTTGTTCCAAAAACAAGAACATAGACAACATTTTCATCTGAAACTAATTCAGACAATGGAACCTTCAAGGCATCTGACAATGCTTTTAAGTTTTTGCTGGAAGGTTTAGATCTTCCCGATTCCCAATGGTGCATATTTGCACGGGAAAGTCCAAGCATATTGCCTAACTCTTCTAAGGTTAAACCTTTCTCTTTTCTGATTTTTTTGATTTTTTCATTTAGCTTCATAATCTCTTTACCTTTCTAATCACATACCATACATCCCTATTAATAGTACATTGATACAACCATGTATCATCTTCTTCAAGAATGAATTCAGCATTGATTTCTTCAACATGATTTTTCAATGTTTCTAAAGAGTCACTAATCAACCAATATTGTGTTATAGGGCAATCTTGAAATTCAGTTACGCTAATTAGAATATAGCCATATTCCATGGTTATTCCACTCCTTCAAACATTGATTGTGCTAAGGCTTTAGCCATGTTGCGTAACATAACTAATTCCGTTGCACGACCTATTAATTCATCATAATCTTCATCAGTCCAAATGAAAGTTGCATAGGCAATATCACTTAGGGCAAAATATACACTTTCTTTATAAACCATCATATGGTCTAGAATTGCTTCAAGTGCAAAGTCAACATGATTTCTTAAAAATGGACTGTTTGAAGCCATTAATAAATGCTTAATTCTCTTAGTAAATCCGCTATCATCTAAATATTGTCTTGTTTCTGATTGATCCGAAAATCGGATTGCCTTAATTAATCTAGAATCAATAATACGTTTCATGATAAATTTCCTCTTTTCTTTTCTTTTAGATACTTAGATTATTTGGTGTATAGGGATTATTCCCCATACACCAAATAGTTAACTTCTTCATTGAACCATAACCAATTATTTAAATCATCTTCATTAATTGGTTCATCTAAATCAAAATTTTGTTCAAATAATTCTTGCAATTCATCTTCAAGCCCTGCTTCTTCAGCTGACTTAAGCGTATCTAATCCACCAGCCCACGCTTGAAAATCCATGATGTTATTACAATCTTTGATTTCTACTACTTGAAACATTTTACATTACCTCTTTCCTTTATCTTATGTATTTATTATACCATGCTTTGATCCATTTGTCAACAGTTTTTGTAAACTTTTTCTTGAATATCTTCAAGAATTTTTGAAGGTTCAATTTCTTTCAGCTTCTTGCCTTCACTTTCATATTTCCGCAATAATAATCCAATATTACCAACACATTTGTATGTTGGATGGATTATATCATAAAGACATTCTAGAAACAATTCAATCTTTTCGATATCAGTTTCTCTTGACTCACAAATTTCAAAAGTCCGATAACCCCTATCATCGTTATTGATTCTAGCATGAACCATTAACTTTCCATTGCGGTTTAGATTAATACGTGATGCTGTTGCGTAACTCATTTATTATACTCCCTTTCTTTCTTTATATACTTATTATATCATAGAGAAGGCATTTTGTCAACACCTTCTCTAAACTTTTATCAATTATTTTTGTGCTTGTCGCAGGTCACGATAACCGAAACTTACGATTGCTTCATAGTTGATAACTTTTTGATTGCCTAACTTGATTTCAATGTCATTAGCATACGACATGATTTCAATAACCGCTTGTGACTCGTAGATACTCTTGTAAAAAGTATCGTAAATCTCAAAGTTATCTAACATATAGTGTAGGTAAACATAGTCTTGCATTGCTTGCCCTACATTCTTTTCATAGTCATCAAATCCTTCAAGCAATTGTTTTGCACGGTTAGGGTTAACCTTGTAAAGACTAGCGATTAATTCCACTATTTCTTTTTCAGAATATCGTTTGATTTTGTATGCTCTACAAGTTTCCACGTTGCCTAATTCATCTTTAGCAATGAAGGTTGTGCAACGACCGTAAGTTTTAATGTCATAATAGAATTGATTTGCCATGAGATTTCATTCCTTCCTTTATCTTATATACATAGTATAACACAAAAAGGGTGTCTTGTCAACACCCTTTGTAAACTTTTTTGATTGTAAATTCTTTTTTCTTTGCCTTCTTCTTCTCTTCTTCAATTTGAATGCTTCTATCTCTTACACTCATAGCCATAGCAATAC